TAATATAATCCTCTTAACTTGGTGGTGGTAATACTTCAAAAATAATTCGGTATCTGCTGATCCCTTGTCTGATGTTGGCAGTGTTGCCGCTACCATTAGAACCAACCGCTGTTGTATAAAATTCTCTGTGTATCGTGCTAATTCCGTATGTTGCTGTATCTGGCATAACGTAACGATGCAGCGCGTTAAAGATTAACTCGCTCATTGCGTTAATGTCTTTATAACCCTTATAATCAGCAAAAGCCATAATTACAATAGTGCTATTGTAACCAATATTTGTTTGTGTGTCGTCATTTGCTGCATCTAGCTCCCCAACTTGGATGTATGGGTATTGCTGATCCTGTGGTACATAATCGAAAATTGGATATTCCGTTATTTGGCTATTTAGCCTAGCAAATATTGCAGCGTAAATCTCGTTCATGTTTTACCCGCCTTTTTTATTTCAAATTCTACAACTTTTTTTATTGTAGCATCAAATAGCTTTTCTTTTTTTTCTAAGGCTGGCTCTAAAAATGGTCTGTTATAAACAAGTTCTAATATAGGTGCATATTCTACGTTAGTACCAACAAAGGCGCGTTGTTTCCCTTTTACGCCTACGGTTTTAATGCTCTTTATTAATCGCCCGCCATCGGTGTTTGGTGCTTCACCTTCTATACTTTGAATATGTGTGCCTTTTTTCCGTTTGATTTTCTTGCCGTTCGACGGTTGTTTAATCAATTGCTGCGCTTCAACTTGAACCGATAACGCTACAATCATCACCGCCTTATCTATGGCCTCGCCTAAATTAACTTTAAAATCACCAAGATTATTAATTAATTTTTTATCGCCTTTGATTGTTATCATTCTTCTTTGCCGCGTTCACAGTTTAGGATCTGCCACTGGCCCGCCTTGGCTATGTCATTAATCCCTTTGATTGTATAAACCTCATTGTTAACTGTGATCCTCATTTCTTCCGTTAGCCCAACTAGATATTCAATATGCACTTTTAGCATTTGATAAGACACAATACGCCCAGACTCTATGGGCTCACTTGTATTTTTAGTGAATATAAAACCTTTGACGGTTGCAAAAGTTGTCAGTGTGGTTACATAGCCGCCTTGATCGTCTTGTGTTTCAACGAGTGTTGATATAACAAAAGTTTGAGCCGCTTCGCTAAACGTATCATTTAAAAACTTTTTACCAAGTGCGCCAAATTTAGATAATGAAACAGCCATAATATTAAACCCTTACAACGCGAGCGTTAATGCCAGAGTTGCCGCCATTTATTAGCAATATATTTAAAAAAATATCAATAGTGTCTGTTCTAACGCTTTCAAATGATCCACCATCAAAATACGAAACTTCCAAAACGTCCAATTTTTCTTTTTGTATGTTTTGAATAGACCCTGATTTTAATATGTCAGTAGCGTTTAATAAAATACCCGCTTCCATTTGTGCATTCTTCAGCTCTTTTGGTATGGTCGTATAATCTGAAAAGTAATCATCTATGTAAACATTCGAGCGCGGAAATTGTAAAGGCTGGTCAAATCTTACTTTATCGCCTTGAAACCTTTTTCTAAAACTCTCTATGTAATCCATAGCGCGGATTAATTGCACTTCCCTTGCACTTCCACCCTCACCGATGCTTTGCCCTCTGGCTTTCGCATAGGCTACATATTCGGCATCTGTTACGTAAGTATTAGCGCCTGGTATTATTGAACCATCTTCTACAATTAGAGCCATAAATTTTATTCCTGTATTTCAGAGCCTTGAACGCGCATCTGAAATTTAATATTTCCGACTGTTAAATCATCCTGTACAACAGCTTCAAGTGATTCATTGAGCGATCCGTCTAACCTGATAACAACGCCATGATTTTGATTTCCTGCCCACGTAACGCGAGCCGCAAAGCCGTAATCTGTCGCCCCTGTTCTTGGTATTAAAAAAGAATGTTCATAGGCTTGCTCTACAATTTCCCCATTCGTTTTAATATTAAATAAATTTGAATAGGTGCCATCACCTTTATTAACTCGAACTACAACGCCATTTACTAACGAATTTGCACCGCCAAATCTTAAAAAGTCCATCGGTGTAGTTGCTATAAATTCCATCGTCATTCTAGTCACATCACCGACTTGAGTTTGATACGGTTTAATTGAAAAAATAACTGGGGTTACTGAGCCGTCTACAAGTAAATTATCTGATGATCTGTGAGTTTGAGAAGTTGTTGTATATGGGTAATTTACTGGCTGGTCTAATGTTACTACATTGGTTGCGACACTAAGGACCTTAGCAACTAAAAAATAATTGTTTTGATTTAGTTCAATTAGATTGCCAGCTATAATGCCATGCCCTGCAACCGCTGTTAATGTTCTGCTATTCACTACGGCATCAACTGCAAGCGTAAATTGGACCCTATTAGTTACAAATGGCAAAGAAAAAGGGCGCGTTGTTTGGTCTTGTATAAAAACACCAAGCCCAGAATTATTCCTGTTTGATAACTCCATAGCAGATAGAAACAGATCCATTAAATCCGACCAAACGCCAGGGATTACAGTTCTATTTTCAGGTATTGGGTCGCGGTAAACAGTCATTTTTTATTTGCTCGTTAGCTTTTTGGTTTTGGCTTTGGCTTTGATTTCGGTTTTTTCTTTGAATAAGGTGTGCTTGCTTTTATCATAATCTGACTCATTAATAACACAAAATCCACTTTCGCTTTTTTCATGTTCTATTTTAATAGTTTTTAAAATGTGTTGCATGATATTAATTCCAATAATAAAGGGGCCGAAGCCCCAATGTATTAACCAAGCAATGTAGCAGAATGCGCGGTCTTGAAGTTTTTAACACCCCAAGCTGCAGAAATTTCATAATGCACCTGACGATATTCTTTATACAAGGCAACTTCAAAAGAAACACCAGAACGCGGATCTGTAATCATCATTACATCAATAGCGCTATCGCCTTCTGCGGGTCTTGCTGGGGCGCGTGTTGCCAATACTATAGACGAACGACTAAACGCAGCGTTTGCACTATAGCTTGCGCCAATAGTGATTGCAGCGTTGTCTGCTGGGACTGCTAACAGTCCAGGCGCTCCAATTGTAAAAGACCCAGCCGCTAATGCTGTTGCAACAACGTACTTGTTATCATCACCAGCAAACGTAACAATGTCACCCGCAAGAATTGTGCCTGATCCAGTGTCTGCTGGAATAGTAACAGAACCAATTACCAGAGCTGCTGAATTGACTAGATAGCCAGTACCAGTGCCTAATACGTGTGATTTATTTTGTGCTGATTCGCGGATCTGCATACCATGCACATCAAGCAAAACACCTTGGCGTAACAAAGTATTATCAGCAGCTTCATTTGCTTTAGTAAGTTGTGTAAGTGTGCGCATTTTTGCGCCAGCAGTTGTATTGATAACTAACTGCATATCACTTAAAGGTGCGCCATTATCTACAAGAATTTTACGTACTTCTGCTGTATCTGATAAATCAGAAGCAAAAGGAGTTGTACCCGCTGTACCGTAAGCTCTTGAAGTTGTAGTGTACAAAGCTGCAAGGTCTGATTCCATTTCATTTGTAAGCGTTCGCATTGCCTGAGCAAATTGGTCGCGCAAAACGGTATTGTAGCCAGGACCGCTATTTGTACCAAGCTGTTCTTCACCATTCCAACGAACTGGAACACCGCGAGCTTTAGTGATCGTCATATTCTCGTTGCCGATATTCTGATCGCCAGTGTTCGGGGGTAATTGGCCTGGGGTAATATCCGCAGCCGTTACCGCTGGCGTAACAAAAGACCGCACTTGCTGACCAACAGCAGCACGTTCAATGCCTGAATCAAGCGTAACAGCAGGAATGAAACCAACTAGCTCGCGTGAAACAACGTCAAGTGCTGAATATAGATCGGGTACTAGATTCGTGAGTGTATTAGCCATGATAGGCTCCTTTTAAATTAAATTAATCAACTGTTTTGCCGCCTGATTTGATAAATTCGGATTTTTTAATAGCCGATATTTGGTCAAATTCAACGCGGGTCATTATTTTGTCACCAGCACCGCTGTTTCTATTACCGCCAGGGGCACCACCACCGTCAGCCTTGTTACCTTTCAACAACGATGCAAATACGCTGTTAGTTTTAAACTCGTTTACCAAATCATCTAAACTTGAAACAGTTAAATTACCCTGATGATCTAAAACCTTTATCCCATCATCGGTATGCTTCAAGCGCGGTTGTATAAACGTACTTAATAAATTAATGTTATCGCCTTCTGCTATTTTCTGCGCCAGGGTTTGTGAAGTCGATTGAACTTCTTTTTTTGCCATCGACGTTTTAAAACCGCTTAATTCTTCTTGATAGCCTTTTGCTTTTTCTTCTGAGCTTTTAAATAACTGCTCATAATCATTATCTTTCAATGCTTTTGCGTCTGCTGCAATTCGGGCGGCATCTTCCGCTTCACGTCTTGACGTTTTAGCCGCTTTAGTTTCAGTTAACAACTGATCCATTTTAGACTTCATACTGTCACGTTCACCAGTTAAGCTTGCGATTTGCGCTTGTAAATCTGTTAAATCTGGCGCAGCGCCACCGCCTGGATTTCCTTCGCCCCCCGCTTCATCCATATAAACACTGTGCGCTCTAGCTCTTGCCATTAATCTTTGTAAGTTCATTTTCCCATCCTATTTAAGTCACTGACTTTACGCATCACTGATGCAGTTAAAATAATTATATCACTTTTTTACGGATTTATAATATCAGACAATGTGATCGGTTCCAAACCCTGCAACATTTGCAAGCTCAAGTCCTTTCCTGTTTCGTCTCTAAACTCTTGTATTTCTAAACCGTTCTCTCTAAATAGTTTAGCCATTACTGGCCCATTAGGTGAAGAAGAAAAATATTCATCCTGAAACGCTGGTGATTGCTTTCTAAGCCAACTGTCAAAATCATCGCGCTGCAGTGTTTGGTCCTGTGTTGCATATTCGTTTTTTACAATCATAATGCGCAAGCTTCTACAATTCCAATGCGCTGGCGGGTATGGGCCTTTTCCAACTGGGTAAACATTGCCATCACGACCAGCGCAAAGGCGCGTTGTTCTTCCGTCTAATGTAGCTGACCATTCTTCACCCTCTAAAATTGAAGCGTTTTGTTTTGCAAATGTTTTTTGTGCTGAAGAAGTAGCATGACTCACCAGTGTTCTAGTTAATGATCGGACTTGATTAATAGGTCTTAGCTTGGCTTCTAATGCAATTCTCTGTGCAACTGATTCTGTTGCTTCACCTAACAATATTCCGTCTGCAATAATGGTTTGTATTTCGCGGGTTTTGTTTGTTGTGAACTGCGATAGTGCTTCGCCCATAGTTAGTTCACCGCTACCTATTAAAACGTCCATACTGTCAATGCGCAGCGCCCTTTCAATTATTGAAGCATCGGGGGCCGTTAGTATTACATTAGTTTCTAAGTTCATGGTCTTAGTTAAAAAGGAACCTTCATCAAGTCCAATCTCGTCAGCAATGGCATACATTTCCTTAGTGACATCATCAAAACCCTGCTGTAGTAGAATTGAAATATCATTGCGCAATATAGTTAAACGGTTAACCCTAAACTCTGACGGCTCTCGAATGATCCTAGCTTGCAACCGTTCATAAAGCGCTGTCAGCACCTTTTCAACTTCTCTTGATTTGGTCGCTGAGTATCTTAATAAAAATACTTTGCGCCTTATCATGGCATTTTCAGCACTCATGCTAAGGGGTTAATCCCTATGATTTCAGCGTCTATTTCTTCATCCGTTTTATCTGCATCAATAAGGCCGCTTTTTCTTAATGACGTTCTAACGTCAGATACGCTAATAACACCGCGATCCATAAGTTGGATTTTTGCGATAATTAATTGCGGGTTCACCGTAGCATCATAAAACTGTTTATTAATTTCTACTTCGTTATTCTCAGGATTGCCGCCCATAAATATAGAACACCAGTATAGGCATTTTTCGATTGCTGATTCCACATTAGATACAACACTCCCGAGCTTTGAGTTTTGACCAGCAAACCTTATCTTGGCCGTTTCTGCTGTCTCAACACCGCCTGAAGTATCGCTGATTATCTTAGCGCCTATTTTAACCATCTGCGCTTCTTTGTTTTCCATTCCCTCTGTTGGCATAGTGTTTGAGTTTGCTTGTAGCAATGAAGCACTTGCGCCCACTGGTAAAAGCATTGCAGTCCTTGAACCTATTTGAACACCATCGTTTAAAATATCTTTCACCCATGCGCGGGTTAATCCTGTTATAACTGGCGTAGGCTGTCCAACAATAAAACAACTTTCTTCAAAGTCTGCGCTGTTTCTATAATGGGCTATGTTCAATTCAGCAATATCATATAAAACGGATTTATCTGGCGTTGAATTATTATCAATAGTTCCGACAAATTGAAAGGGGATATAATCCCATTTTGTACCGTCGAATTTCAAAGGCATTTTAATTTCGTCTGATAAAACCCCATCATTATTATACATTTTTTGATAGTAAATATTGTCTATTAAACAAAGCACTCTGTATTGCTTTTCTTGAGTAGAGCCAAAGCCGTCTGCGTCTACAACATCAATAGATTCTTCTAGCACAACTAAAGATAATACGTTCTTGCCGTTTATGTTGGTATAACGCCAATTAATAATGGACTCAGCACAATATAATTTATTGTACGCTTTCAATTCTTTTGTATTTTCTTGTGTTTTCTGACCCTCTGGCGCTTTGGGGTAATCCACTAAAATGCCGTAAAAACCTGTCTCCATTACTTCGCTTATTGTGCGTTTAATCACATCTTTTAAACCCAAACCGTTGCCGTCTGCGTTTTTTTCCAGATACTCAATGTTTGGGTCTAGTTTTACGATTGGCTCTTGCCTGTTAACCATACCCATAAAGCCTTCTTTCGTTTGGCCTGTGAAGTTAACAAATGAAGCGCGGGCTTTGTATGATCTGTATCTATCAATGTTGTCCAGGCTGTTGTCTGATGGGTTTGGCGGGGGCAGGTATTTGGAACCTTCAACATTGTAAAGCCCAACGCCAGTATTGGACCCCTCAACATTTGTTTCATCGTAACTTGATCGGGCTTTTTTGATTGCGCTGCTGCCCTCAACACAATCGCGCACAATTGCCCAACGCGAATAATTTTTAACGTAATCTTTATGCTTGTCTGATACTGACATTGTGTTACCTCATGAATTTAACTTTAAGACTATGATCGGGCTTGATGATTGGATAGTCTTGGTATATGAAATAGCCACCAGCATCATTCGTATGATCCTTACCTTGCTTTTTATCGGGCTTACCATCATCACCCCACACCTGTTGCTCTAAGTTGTCAGCGTACTTTGGACACCGATCCTTATTGACAAAATAGGATCTATCACCCGCATTATTACAAAATAACACGTTCATAGCTAATACTCTGTCTTTTATGCGCGGGTTTGAGTCGTCTGCTATAATTGTGAAACCTGCATCTTCTAGCAATGCTATGTCGTTTTTACTTGCATCAACCGATTGCCGCCCTGACCCGCTGGCATCTGGGTAAACCCTTATTATGTGTCGCGGGTATCTCGATATAATTGTTTGAATCATTTCTGGGGTGTCATAACCCTCTGTTATTTCATCAACCGCGTGTGGCTTATTATCTCTTTTTACGTGAACAATAGCTGACATATTTGTTACGTTAAAATCCATACCAATATAAAGCACATCGTTTTCTTTTATCGTTTCGTTCGTGTCGTTTAGCTTTCTATCATATTCATTGTAGACGGTTCCAGATTTCATGTTAACAAACTCGCCATTTATGTAAGCGTCTGCTGTTTTTGCTGGGTATGACTCAATCAAGGTTTTTATATAATCATCGGGTAAATACTTTTGATTCTCATAACTTGAAGCTTGGACCATTGAATAAGATTCTGTAGGGTCTTGCGCAAATCTGGAATGCACAAACAAAAACCCTTCTGGCGTTGTAGTTACTCCGACGCTATTTACAACACCGTCAATTTTAAGCCTAAGTCGTGCAATTATCATTCGCCAGGCATGTTCTGCTTTTTGTTTTGGTAGTATATCGATTTCATCTACCAATGCTCGTGCCACTTTAAAACCAACAATTGTTTTGGGATCATCCATTGATCGGCACTTTATCAGCCCATAATTAAAGCCGTTCCTTTTTAAATGCACTTCTTTATTGCCGTCCTTTAAATCACAAGTAAACCCCATTAATGCAGCAGCTTCTACAATTGTTGGAAAAAATATATCTCTAATTTGCGAGTAAGTTGGCGCAAAATATCCTTGAGTAGTCCCTGGGTGCTTGCTTGCAAATATCAACAAGTCTAAGCATCCAACAAAAGTTTTGCCAGATCCAAAGCCGCCAACATAAGCTCGGTATTTTGTACCTAAACCATTTAAAAAAATATTCTGGGGCGCAGAAAGTTCTAAGCTCATGTTTCTTTTTTCTTGCCAACGGTTGTTTTGATTTCTTTTAGGGGTTCTGCCACATTGAAACTAATGTTTAGTTCTGGCGGGGCTATATCAGGCTCTGGTAGGTTGTCGTTTTGATTTAACCAGTTCTTACCCAACCAAATAAGCATTGTTGGGTTTCCATCATTAGCAACTGTGAACTGCCTTCGCCTTAATGACATTTTACCAGTCGCGCTCTTTTGCTTGAAGTAATCCGCAAAACTTTTTTTGTGTTCTCGTTTACAGGCCCGATTTAAAGTGTCGTAGTTAACGCCTAAAATTGAAGCCTGTTCCTCTCCTGTGCAATGTATAGCGCACATTTGATTCACTTGTTCCCAGTTTATTACTATCTTTGGTCTAGCCATATAATCACCGATTATTGAGTTATTAAACACTGTTTAAAGTGTTATTGTAACCTACTGTGATTATATGGCAATGCTAAGGGGTATTTGGTTGGAGCGTGTAGGTCGGAGTTGCACCGCCACTTTTCAAGTGGTACTTGAAGTTAGTCTACTGTTACACGCTTTGAAACCCCTTTATACATTCCAGCGCCCCTTTTGTCAATTTCGCTGAATGGCAATATCGGAACGGTTAATTTTTTTTTGTATGCCTTATCTAAAAAGTAAATATATTTTAATTGAAAGCCGCTTATTGGTTTAGCTCCGTATTTTTTCCATTGTGTTCTTGTTCTTGGTTTGTGTGTTATGCCGACAAAATCACATTGTTTTTTAATTATTGGTAATCCCCAATTTGCTTCTATTGTCATCCCTGCAATTCTATCTCCTGTTGGAAATTCGTATAGAGTTTTATTTTCTTTTATCCCTATTAAATCGAAACCGCTTGCTCTGTAAATTGTCCCATCTCCACATTGCGCTGCATCACTAAAGCTTACAACCCATTTAATTTGTGGATATTGCTTTTTAATTAATCTAAGTGTTACACCTATTGCTCTTGATTCGCTAAATTTTGGCAGTTTTTCACTAAATGCCATTCTATTTAGCTCTATAAACCCGCTCCATTCAGTATCATTTACAGTTTTAAGCATTTTCCTTTTATCTAATGAATGCCCAAATTGTAGTGCTCCCTCTAAATTGTTATTAATAAAAACCCCAAAGTGCAATTGGCTATTTTGCACAACTTTACCGCTATAATGCACGCGCTTTATTAGTGAATTTGCCGCCCTTGCGTTTATTGGTTTTACTATTAGATCCTTTGCTGAAGCCATTTAATTATTTTCCTTTAACCATTGCTCACAAATTAAAGTCAAAGCGTTGCCGTTACTATTTTCATTTAAACTTGAATCAACAAGCGGTTTATTTTTAGCTAAGGCTAATGCACCATTAATTAAAACCACTTGTTCGTCATGTAACGTGAAAGTTTTTTGTTGGAAAGGTTCTTTTTCTCCATTTGGCAATTCTGGCAAGTCAATTTCACAATTAAATTCAACCAATAACTTAGTTAATTCGTCACTACTAAAACCTGTTAGGCTCAAATCAAAATCAACATCATTTAAAAAACCAAGCTCGCTTTTCAATGCGTCATAGTTCCACCCTGCATTTTCAGCTAATTTATTATCAGCAATAACCAACGCGGCTTTGTCGTGCTGTGTAAGCCCATCAATTACCATGCAAGGCACATTATCAATATTTAGTATTGCCGCTGCCAGGGCTCTACCATGACCTGCTATAATTCCATTATTTTCATCAATCAAGATTGGGTTGGTAAATCCGAATGTTTTAATGCTTTTAGCGATTTGTTGTATTTGTTCTTCTGAGTGGGTTCGACTGTTTGAGTCATACCCGCTTAAATCAGATAGCTTTTTTATTTTAAACTCGTATATTTCCTTCATATCCACCTCTTTTAGTTGTTTTTAAAGCTGTTAAATAATTTAAGTTTTCATCCTTAACTCCGTATGAATCAAGTTCATAACAAGCTTCCAGAGCCATTTCTAAACCACTTGAAAGCTGTAAAATTTGTTCGCTTTTTTGATGAATTAATTGAATTAAATATTCTGCATTTTTAGCATTACTTTCAAGCTCTGCAATTTTCTTTTCCATGTTTTTTATTTCACTAACTGTATAGCCGCAAAATGTAGTTATAAGCTGACCCATACATTATCCTCCATAATATTAACTAATGGCAAATACCTTGTCGCAGGCTCACCATCGCGCACGTAAGGCGGAATTATAATTACCATCTGAGATTTATTATTACCTCCGATAGCTTTCCCCTCACCATCTAAAAACGCGATCCTACCCTCAGTTATAAAAATAATTTCACATGAGACTTTTGTTAAGAGTTTAGCCCATTTGGTACTCATATCACAATTCAAAAGCATTACTGTACCTATGCCGTTTTCCTGAGACTCTTTTGTTATTTTATGCACCCAGGGCAGTGGATTTGAATATGGCGGGTTGCACCAAACATATAACCCTGGCGCGATCTGTATTTCCCACGGGTAACTTAATGCGTCAATTTCTTCTGTGAAATAATAATCACACAAATGATTATCATCACTAGCAGCAACATCACATTCAAAACTATATTGATCGTTAAAGTATTTAAACACCTCTTTAGGTGTGCGCCATAAGTCGTTAGCCATTGTTCTTGCCCTTCCTGGTTATGCTAAATTGTATAAAACTTCAAAATCAATTTGTTTAATTGACTCTACAGTGTTGTTTACTTCCTGCAGCCGATTAATAGACCTTATTAAGTTTGGCGATTTTAAATCAAATACGTTCGCTGCCAAGTCAATATTGGCACCTTTCTCAAAATGGTACGTTAACGCTTGCTTTGTTTCATCACTAAACTTAGTTAATTTGTAAAGTAGCTCAAGCCGTTTTTTGCTTTCTGCGCCCTGCTGCATTTTAATATTCATTCTTTGCCCTTTTTTAATTCATAAATCTCTACTACGTGCAAATACTCACAGCGTGCGTTTCTGCTTTGTGGGTTGCACTTTGCGCGTTCAAAACCCATGAAGAACCCTTTTCTGTACTGCTCAACTCCTTTTTTGTTTATGCTGATTATTTTCTTTTTCAGCCTTTTAATTTCTTCGGCTTGCTTGTTTATTACAAAGTCTGTTTGTTCTGTCACTCTGCACCGCCTTTTTCATTTCTAACGTGGAAAGCCTGACATAATCTATTATTAAATGGCTTACCATTATCATCAACAACAAATCTTATGTGGAGTGAGCTTATTCTGTAACCTCCATCTAATTTTATAGCTTTAACCTGAAAACCATTTTTTACTGCGTCGAAAGTTACTGGCTTGCTCCAATCTATTTTACTCATACTTCACCGCCTTTAATTCTATATTCATAAATATCACCCGAAGCCCAATTACCATAAATTTTTCTTCTTTCTACTGTTTCAAGCCAAACAATAACATCGTCGATTCTAACAGGCATAAGGGCATAAAAATTACGCCATGCATAAAGGTCTTTAATTTTAAATTTCACTCTGCACCGCCTTTGGCTTGGTTGCGTAGATTATCTAAATAACAATTTACGTTATGCGTTTGCAATTCCCACAATTTACTTTCACCCATAGATATCTTAGGTTCAACACTGGCGAAAAAATCT